CTTTCTTTTCCTTGTACTTATACCTGATATTCATATCCACTACATTTCCAAAAGGAACGACAAATACATCACTAAGGATTTCTTTAAACTTCGCTTCGGAATGACTGTATCTCTTTGCTTCCTTCAAATAGAGATACTCCAAATCTCCAGTAGAAGCATTGGTACTATAATCAAATAAGATTCCTTGGATCATCTTGTTCTTGCCCTCATCCTGTGTGGGATTAAGTGTCAGATCTACCCATTTTAGAAGTACTTTGCCTTCAGCTCCTGTGGTTTTACCTTCAAAGATATAATGCCATTGATTCGAATATTGCAAAGCAGATATTTTTACATCAATTTTTAGCAGACAAACCAACTCAAAAAGGAACCATCCAAGTACTCCAGCTATAACATTTGAAAAAATAATATAAAGGAGTATGAAAATAAAGATGGTTTGATCCTGTTCTATTTGAATATTTCCAAAAGAAATATTTTGAAGTCTTCCTAAGGTTTCCTCATTTAAAAAATTTGTTTGAACCCAAGGGATATAGCTTATAAAAAGAAGTGTTATTAGTTGTGAGAATATACCCCAAAAGATACTGGTTACTATACGTTCACTCCACTCTCCTTTTAAAAATTGTTTGGTAAATTTTCCGGAATAATAGAATCTTCTAAAAATAAGTCCAGGGAAAAGAACGACAACTATCAAGAAGATAGAGCTTAAGGCAAGTTCAGGAAGCATAACTTTTTATATTAATACAGTCATATTCCCATCAGAAAAATGCAGTTCTGTCCTTATAAGTTCAGTTGAGTTTTCTTCTTTTCTCCTCTGATCTGCTTTTTCAACAGCGTTTAAAAAAATCTTTTTCTTCTCAGGATCTGAAAGAATTTCCTTCCCCTCTTGGCTTATCGCTGATTCATCATTCATTGAAAGAAAATCCACTACTCGCTTAAAAGAAGATACTATTTGTTTTAGTAATCCATTCATAACTTTTTCTTTTAGATTGAAGAAATTTAGATGATTTCACGCTGCAAAGATACAACTTTTTTTCAAATCGTGTGACATTTGCCACACGATTTTATACTGTCAAAATGAAACACAAAATACAGGTACAAAATGACATGTCTTTATACCCCCCTAATTTACGATTACCTGCTGCCCATTAGGGTTCTTGTCCAAGGTCGTAAGGTTGATATTCGGGAAATTGCCGTATAAGCTCTCGTCCCAGCCGTTCCAATCCCTTATCCGCTCGAATATCTCCAAGGTACGCAATCGCTTGATCGGCATACGTGTGGAGAGGATCGTATAGGCTTCCCGCTTGTCCGAGCCGCTCCCACTGAGGTTCTTCCCCCCTGGGATACCCGCCCCAAGCAAACAAGGATCTACTCCCATTGGGAATAGTATCTCCGAGTTACCCGCGCTGGCATCGGGCAGGAAGTTGCCGTCTTTTATTTTGTCATCTATGGGTACCACTTCTATACCGCGTATCAGGTTCCCAGAGCTGTCTCGAAAGAAAGGCGATAGAAAGGAGCGCCCCGCTGCCTTGTTCCCACTCATATGCTCGTCTATCGCCTTAATAGTCTTCTGCCGCTCTTGCTCCTTCTGCACATCGCTCATCTCCTGCCATTCGTTGCGGCCAAACTTATGGGAGAAAAAGTCATCAGCCACATAGATAACAAATTTTAGGTTCAGTTGGTTCTCAAACATGTACTTCTTGAACGTCGGCACCGAAAGCACCACATCCACCCAGCCATTGGCAAAGGAGCTATGCCATTTCACCTTCGGGTAATTCTTCTCCGTGGTAAGGGTACGCATTACAGGAACGACAAAATTGTCCACCTTCTTCTCCTTGCAATACGCCTTAAGGCTCTCCACCGAATGCATATCTGAGTAAAAAGGCACTTCCTCTGTCAGCTCCTCGTCCAAGGTACCTCCCCACGAGGTATTGATATACACCTTATCCACATAGCCCTTTTCCTTGGGAACACCCAATCTGCAATGAGCTGCTTGCTGCCGTTTTATGGATATGATCTTGTCCCTATTAGGCGAAAGCAAATACTCCACAAAGGCAATCCCGTAGGTCTCAAAGTCTTCCACTATTTCGGACATAGTAATATCCCAGCGGCAAGCCTTAAAGAACTGGTTCAGCTCAGGGAAAGAGTTACGTGCGCGTTCCTTAGTTACGATTCCTTCTTCTGTCTCCACGTCTTGATAAAGGCGGAATCCCAACCCATAATGAGCCGAGATCAGCACCTCCAGCCCGCCTATGGCCGCCCCTGTCTTATTGAGCTTTTCTGTCAGCTGCTGCGGATAAAGGTTATCATCCCCCCACACGGAGTACTTATCCGTATCGGATAAGTCTTTTTTACCCTTGGGTGCTGTAAGCCCTTTCTTATTATCAAAGAGCACAGCCGCCCCACTCTTAGAGAGTATATACAAATCGTTATC